CCGGCAGCGGCTTCGGCGGCGGCGGCGCGCTGTACGACAGCCCGCCCGCCACCGTCGGTGGGCGCATCACTGGCGGCGGGCGTACCACGCCCGGTGTGAACGTTGGCGCTCTGCCGGTGCGCTGCATCAGGTCGAGCGAGAACGCAGCCCCGGCCGGGCCTTGGAACGACTGGCCTGGGGCCAGGACGACCGAGGCGCGGTCGGCGGGGACGCCCGCCTGGAGCAGATGCTGGTACGTCTCGTTCGGATCGAACGGGGCCATGTCCCCGGCGTACGACTGCCCCCAGATGTTCGCCCCGATCCCCGTCCACGCCCCGTAGTTCATGTCCTGCGCGTGCTCGGTCGTCATCGCGACCTGTAAGTTCGGGGCCATCTGCCGGATCGCCTGTGCCGCCTGCTGCGACCACACCCAGGACGGCGATCCCGGCCCGCCGTGCGACATCGCCCCTTCGATGTCGGGGACGATCATGTTCACCCCGTACTGGTTCGCCAGGTTGACCGCCCGCTGCGCGTACGCCTGCGGGGAAAGCTGCTCCGCGTACGGCGTCTCGATGAAGATGCCTGGATTCGCCCCGAGCGCGCGTGCTCGCGCCAGCACCGCTCCGAGCGCCGGGTCGTTCGACGCCCCGAGCACACCGCCGTAGCCCTGCGGAACCGTGTACCCGGACGGCCCCCCGGCGAGGGACTGCCCCCAGCCGACGAACGCCCAGGGATCCATCAGGCCAACAGGCCCCACTCGTTCGGGTTCACACCGGCAGCGTGGTAGACCGAGACGAGCGGCCACGCCTCAGCGGGCGTGTTGTCCTTGTACGCCTGGAGCGACGGGTTCCAGCCGTTCGCCTGTTCCTTCGAGCCGTCGTACACACCTAGACAGTAGGACGCGGCCGGGACGCCGCCCGAGGACGAGTCCCCCGGCCACGGGTTGCCGAGATTCGTATACGTCTCGAACGTGATCGCGAGCGTGCCCGCGTTCACCCTGCCGGTCGCGTCCCGGCGCTGGTCGTTCGTCCACGAGTTCGGGTTGCAGACGATCACCTCCGCGCCCGCCTCGATGGCGGTGCGGTACTCCTCCGATGTCTCGCCCTGGAAGATGCAGTAGTCGAGTCCGAACTGGTGCTGGAAGTCGCGGATCCGCTGCGCCCCGATCTGGGTCTGGACGCCCCAGGAGGCGAGCAGGTCGAACTTCGAGCGCAACTGATCGACCACGCTCCCGCTGACCCAGCTTGCGTACGCCGGGTCAGCGGTCAGCGCGATGATGTGGCCCTTCGGCGCGGGCAGCGCCGTCAGCGGATCCTGCGCACAGAAGATGATCTTCTGCGCCCTCGACGCTAGCCCGCTAGGAGGGGGGACGTACCCGCTGCCCCCGTCGCCAGCGAGTGCCGAGTCGTGGTCGTCCACAAGGATCTGAAACGAGCGCTGCCACTTGTCCCACGCCTTCCAGTCCGACACCGGGACGTCGGCAAGCTCGTCCCACATGTTCGGCCACTTGCCGCCGGTTTTCTTCAGCAGCGTCCCGGCAGGGTCGAGATCCCGTAGCCGGTTTGCTCCAGCCGTGATCCCGTCCTGGTCGCCGATCACGTTCGCCATCAGTCGGCCGGTGTCGCAATCGGCGTCCCCGGAAGCTGGATCGCGAACGGGGGCAGGTTGCCCTCATCCGGGGGCGGCTCAAGCGGCGGCACATCCGGCGGGTTTTCGGGCGGCTCCGGGGTGGAGGCGTTGCCACTCCCGTCCACCTCGATGAAGCCCTCGTCCGTGTTCCCGTGGTTATCGACCACGGTGATGTGCGTGATCCCCGCGTAGCCGAGCGGGTAGGAGACGATCCCGTTGCCGTCGTTCTTCGACAGCCCGGAGGTGGAAACGCCACCCGTCTCCGCGTTGACACACTGGAACTGGACGACCTCGCCGTCGAGCTTGCTCTGATCCCAGGTAAACGGGACGACCTGCCGGTTCACCGACGTGATTGGCTCTACTGCCATCTTCTTCCTCCTATTCCTTGACGCGGACGAAGACCGTCCCCTGTGCCGAACGGGAGCGAGAGCGCCGCATAACCTCGCCACCGTTCGAGTTGTCCGAGTATGACGTGTTCCCTTCGATGGCGGAAAAGCTCCCCCCGCCCTGGGTGTACTCGTAGATTCCGATGTGGTCGTACTCGCCGTTCCAGTTCCAGTCGTAACAGACGAGATCGCCGGGGATCGGGTCGTCGGTCGTCGCCAGCCCGTACCGGCCCGCACGGGCATCGGCGACGACGTAGGGGACGTAGGCGTAACGAGATCCCTTGACGAACGAGGGACTGTCCCCAGCCTGTTCGAAGCACCAGGTCACAAAAATCGCACACCACGGCTGGTAATCGACGCCGTACCACGCCCCGTACGGCGTGTGGTTCGAGTTCGCGGGCGACTCCTTCGTACCGAGTTGCGTGATCCCGAGTGCGAGCGCGGCCGAGCGCAGCGTCGTCGGGTCGGCGTGCTCGCCGCCTTGGAAGTCGTCCCACGCCTCATTGATCAGGTTGACCGCCGTCTGATCCATCGCCATCTCGCCCGCGTGCGGGAGGCCCGCAGGGATGACGATGGAGCGGAGCGTGTTGAAGGTTTTCTCGCCGATCCAGCCGGTCGCGTCCACGTTCTGCTGGCGCTGAATCCCCGCCACCCCTGTCTCTGAGACGTTGCCGGACTTGCCGTGTGCGAACCCGTTCGAGAACGAGTCGTCGAACGCCGCCCACGGCCAGCGCCCAGCGCGAGACACCGTCCGCTTGTAGGCAACGATGTCCGGGCCGTCCGACGAAGGCGTCTTCCCGTGTTCAGCAGCATCAGGCGGGTAGACCGGCCTGGGGAACCCCTTGACCTTCACCATCGGCGCTCCCGGATATGCCGTTTCGTACCAGGCCACGACCAGATCGTAGAGGGCGTCCGGGACGGACTGCACCATATTCTTGTGTGCGGGACTCGATCACCTACCCGATTGTTGCGCTGGTCATCATCATCGTGGTCGTCGTCGTGCAGATCCTGGTGCCGTTCAGGATCGAGGTCACGCTGAAGGAGGAACGAGATGGCGAAGTCGAGGAAGGGCATGGGGTTCAACGCGGCGGCGAAGTCAGCGGCCAAGAGCGCGGGCGTGTCGGAGGCTCGTGGGCGGGCGATCATCGCGGCCGGGGCGCGGAAAGCCTCGGCGAAGGCGAAGCGGAAGAATCCGAACCTGCTGAAGGTGTCGGGCGTGAAGAAGGGGCCACCGACGAAGAAGGGCGGTAAGAAGTAATGCCTGGGCCGTCGGTGAAGAACTGGGCGATGTACGAAGACTTGCGCCAGAAGGGCTTCTCGAAGCAGTCTGCTGCCCGAATCACGAACAACAGCGTGAAGAAGCAGAAGGCGAAAGCAAAGGCAAAGAGGGCACGCACCGTCCGAGGGGGCAAGTAGAAAGGAGAGCAGATGCTCTGCCAGTCTGAATCGAACCTCTTGCCTGGCCCCTGCGCGTCGGAGGGCCGCTGGGTCGGCCCCGACGGGAAGGTTCGATGCTCGATGCACCAGATCCAGGAGTTCGGCCACGCCGAGCCGCTCGTCCGCGTCGAGGGCTACAAGCCCCCGAAGACGCCGACCAAGAACGGCCCTCGGCGGCGAGTGTCACGCAAGGCCGAGGTCACGGACATAAGGCCACGAAAGGAGAAGGCGAAGTGACAACCGCAAAGGAGAGACAGGCGTACGCGGAGGAAGTTCAGGCCGCGCACGAGGAGGCGGCTGCTGCGCTTACCGAGCCGCCCAGCGCCGACATCCTCCAGTCCGAGTGGGATCTGATGTTGCTGCGCCGCAGCCAGGGCGATGCCAACCTGCTGTTCGACATCGTCGCCGAGCACGGCGCACCGAACATCGTTCCCGACCCGGAGCCGGAGGAGGCACCGGCCGAGGAGGCACCTGCCGAGTAATGCCCTGCGCTGCAACCCCTCGCGGCTTCACCGACACGAAGCTCCCCTGGAGCGACGTGATCAACAACAACCCGTGCGGGATCAAGGCGGTCACGTCCGTCGCGGGGGTGGACGTGTCCGCTGAGGCCCGCTGCATCTTCCACTGGACGATGATCCACGGGCAGACTGCGCTGAAGGCCCCAATCGTGACCGAGCCGTAGGAGGAGCGATGCCAGCTTCAGTCATCAACCGCTTCCCGACCAGCACACTCCGACCTGACGGCGTGACCGGGATCAACAAGCAGAACGAGATGATGGAGCGGATCAGCCGCCGCGCTCGCAGGCTGTCGAGCCACGTCAAGAGCGACTTCACGATCCCGTTCAACATGGTCGGGAGGAACGACTCGTTGGAGCAGTTGGTCGTCCGGCTCGGGGTCATTCCGATCTCCACCTATCCGACTGCCTCCTCGCTGACCGGCCTGATCCAGGCCCCTGCCGGGCGCAGGCCAGCAGGAACCGAGACTGTCTCGGTCGCTGGGCCGACCGCACCAGCAGCGTTTGTGGCGGGTGGGGCCGCGCAGGCAGCGGCGTTCACCGCTGGGGGCAACGGCCAGGTGCTGACAGCGACCGACTCGGTAGACGCCGCCGCAAAAGGCCGCGCGCTCGTGGACATCCTGCCCTAGACTCGGCGGATGACTCTCACCCCGGAAGTCGCCGAGGCTATCCGGGAGCAACTGGCGCGGATGCGGGGCGAGATCGCCGCTGCCAGCGAGCATCCGGCCGACCTGCTCCGACACACGAAGGCGACCGATCCGAAGACGGGCGAGTCGTTTTTCTTCCACTTCGATGAAGGTTGGGAGTGGCAGCGCGACGAACTGGACTCGTTCAGGCAGGAGCAGCTGATCCTGCGCTTGAAGGCACGCCAGCTTGGCGAGTCCTGGCTCGGGATCGGCTACTGCCTGTGGAAGTGCCTGACGATGTCCGGCACCCGCGCGCTGTGCGTATCCACGAACGAGGTCGAGGCGGTCAAGCTGATCAACCGCTCCTGGGATCTGTGGGAGAACCTGCCCGACCATCTCCGCTTCGACGCGACGGTGATCAAGCCGACGAAGCACCGTCCGTCCACGATCATCGAGTGGGAGTTCCCAGATAAGAAGGTGTCGTCGCTGTTGGCGATGCCCTCGACGCCGAGAGCGGGTCACGGTGAGACGGCGACGATTGTCTTCCTGGATGAGTACGCCCGGCATCCGTACGCGGCCGAGTCCTGGAAGGCGTTCATCCCCGTGATCGCGGACGGGGCGCAGATGATCATCGTCTCGACCGCGAACGGATTCGGGAACGAGTTCTAC